TGGTTATGCAAACAATACAAAGACGGCAGAAGTGGTGTCGTCATTGCGGGAAGAAATTATCGAAAGAGCGTCGATGGTACTGGCGATGAATGCGCCTAAAGCTGCCTTCGGCATTGTGGGAGTGTTAGATGATCCAAGCGCAATGGGCGCTCGGAATTCTGTAGCTGCGGCTCGTGAGATCCTAGACCGTACTGGTCTGGTCAAGAAGGAGCAAGTCGAGGTGAGGGGTCCAGAAAATGGTCTATTCATCTTGCCCCCAAAGAAGATAGATGATGGATTGGGAACAGAAGACTAGGCCTAATAAAACCGCCAAGATCCCTTACGCATATAAGGCCAGCGATGATGACCCTCTTGTTCTTGTACCTGATACCGAAATTACTGAGGTACTAGAACAGGCGTTTGTATATCTTGAGAATGGCCATTCGCTGCGGGAAACGGTTAACTGGGTTATTCAACAGACAGGCAAGAGTTTATCCCACCAAGGCCTAAGCAATTTATGGCGAACAAAGACGGGACATACGTCTACACGCCAGAAGGCATTAGACAAACAGGCTAGGAAGAATAAGCCTAAGACTTATGCCGAGAAGGAAGAAGCTAGACTAAAGCGCAAGATCTCCGACGCCAAGCGTGTTAAGACGATGGCCGAGAAGAAGCTGAAGTCTAGAAAACAGCCTGAAGAAGGTTTGATGGAACCTTTCAGGGGCATTTCAGAAGGGCTAGATTTTGAGGCCGCACCTCAAGAACGTGAAGTCATATTCAAGCCAAACCCGGGACCGCAAACAGAATTTCTGGCGGCATCGGAAAGAGAAGTCCTCTATGGGGGCGCAGCGGGTGGAGGAAAATCGGCCGGATTACTTGCTGACCCACTCCGCTACTTTGCAAACCCTAATTTCAATGGACTGTTGCTCAGACGAACCAACGACGAATTGCGTGAATTGGTATGGGCGAGTCAAGAGTTATATCCAAAAGCGTACCCGGGAGCGAAATGGGCGGAGAAGAAAAGCCAGTGGACGTTCCCGTCGGGAGCTAGATTATGGATGACGTACCTCGAACGTCCAGAGGATGTTCTACGTTACCAAGGTCAGGCGTTTAGCTGGATAGGCTTTGACGAATTAACGCAACACCCCACAAGTTTTGCTTGGGACTATATGCGCTCACGTCTTCGTACGACGGACCCTGATCTTCCAATCTTCATGAGGGCGACAACCAACCCGGGTGGGCCGGGACATCAATGGGTCAAGAAGATGTTCATTGATCCAGCCCCGTCCAACAAAAAGTTTATTGCCCAAGACCCAGACACAGGAAACGATCTAGTTTATCCTTTCGGCCACGAAAAAGAAGGCCAGCCATTATTCTACCGCAGATTTATACCTGCCAGCCTATATGATAACCCATATCTGACAGAAGACGGTTCCTACGAAGCCAACCTTTTGTCGTTACCTGAAAACCAGAGACGACAACTGTTAGATGGTGATTGGGCGGTAGCTGATGGTGCAGCATTCCCTGAGTTCCGCCAATCTACCCACGTTTGTGAACCATTCGATATACCACCTGATTGGCGCAGATTTAGGTCATGTGACTTCGGTTATAGTTCTTATAGTGCGGTACACTGGTTTGCTATTGACCCCAGCTATGAAACACTTTATGTTTACCGTGAACTGTACCTTAGTAAGCACACGGGTAGGGATTTAGCTAAAGCAGTCCTTAACGCTGAACTAGGTGACAAAATACAGTACGGTGTTCTCGATAGCTCTTGTTGGCACAACCGAGGACAAATCGGACCCAGCATTGCAGAAGAGATGATTGCAACCGGTTGCAGATGGCGACCATCAGATCGTTCTGCAGGAGCTAGGGTAGCGGGTAAGAACAGACTGCATGAGCTTCTAAAGGTTGATGAAGACACGGATCTGCCCGGAATCAAATTCTTCAACACATGCCGTCAGATTATAGCAGACTTACCCGTTATACCATCTGACCCCAAAGGTTCAGACGACATCGATCCCCGATATGCATCTGACCACGCCTACGACTCGATCCGATACGGAGTCATGTCTAGGCCGAAAGCATTTAGTCCATTTGATTTTGGCGACAAGCCTATCAACAAATGGCAACCCTCTGACTCAGTATTTGGATACTAAATATGGCTTTGATGTCCCGACCAGAAGACGTTCTACCCGACACACCTACGGAATCGACAAACATTGTTGCTCTGGAAGAAGACGGTAGCGTTGAACAGGAAAACCTAGAGTTCTCTGGGCTAGTTAGTTTTGTCCGTGAGCGGTACGAGCGTTCTAAGACACGCCGACAACCCGATGAAGATCGTTGGCTTATGTCGTATCGCAACTACCGTGGTATTTACGGGCCTGAAGTCCAGTTCACAGATACAGAGAAGTCTAAGGCCTTCATCAAACTGACTAAGACGAAAGTACTTGCTGCTTATGCACAGGTAACTGATGTCTTGTTTGCTGGATCTAAATTCCCAATCGGGATTGAAGCATCACGCAATCCAGTTGGTGCATTGAAGTCATTGAACTTCGACGCACAGGAACAAACAGGACCAGATGGTAAAACACCATTACGTCCAATTAAAACCAACCATGAGTTACTAAACCGTGCGGGTCCGTACAAAGACAAGCTCAAGCCAGTAGAAAAAGTTCTGCAAGAAGGGCCGGGAGCGGTACCAACAGCGGCTACATATGAGCCAGCTAAGAAGTCTGCGCAGCTTATGGAAGGTCTTATACACGACCAACTAGAAGAGTCGGACGCAGATAAACATCTACGTTCAGTAGCATTTGAATGTGCGTTGTTTGGTACTGGTATCCTTAAAGGCCCGTTTGCCTACGATAAAGAATACCCACGCTGGAATGAAGACGGTAAGTACGATCCTCTGTTCAAAACAATTCCCAAGGTAGAATCTGTTTCTATTTGGAACTTGTATCCTGACCCCGATGCTCGGAGCATGCACGACGCAGAGTATGTTGTTCAGCGTCACCGTATGAGCCGTACGCAAATGCGTGGCCTAAAGAACCGCCCATTCTTCCGTGAAGAGAGCATCGAGCTATCGATTGAGTACGGTGCAGATTATACCCAGCAATATTGGGAAGAAGTCCTCGAAGATAACAACACTCAGTCAGACATCGAACGTTTTGAGGTTCTTGAGTACTGGGGAATTATCGACAAAGAGATTGCTGAAAAAGCAGATCTAACAATCCCAGACGAATTGAAAGATCACGACGAAATCAGCGTCAATGCTTGGGTGTGTAATGGCCAAGTCCTGCGTCTTGTAATGAACCCATTCACGCCAGTGCGTATTCCTTTTTCAGCGGTTCCCTACGAATTAAACCCATACGGTTTCTTCGGCATTGGCGTTGCCGAAAACATGGAAGACACACAGTTGCTGATGAACGGGTTTATGCGCATGGCTGTTGATAACGCTGCGCTGTCTGGTAACCTGCTTGTTGAGATTGATGAGACTAACCTAGTACCCGGCCAAGATATGGCTATCTATCCGGGCAAGGTCTTCCGTCGTCAGGCAGGGGCACCCGGACAGGCCATCTTCGGCACCAAGTTCCCTAACGTATCACAAGAACTGATTATGATGTTCGACAAGGCCCGTCAGTTGGCTGATGAAAGCACTGGCATGCCTTCATTTGCACATGGTTCTACTGGCGTTATGGGTGTTGGGCGTACGGCGTCTGGTATGTCAATGCTTATGGGTGCGGCTGCGCAAGGTATTAAGTCTGTGGTCAAAAACATCGACGATTATCTGCTTGCGCCATTAGGTCGTGCATTGTTCGCATTTAACATGCAGTTTAACTACGACGAAAAGTTTCAAGGTGACCTAGACGTGGTCGCTCGTGGTACTGAGTCACTTATGCGTAACGAGATCCGCTCACAGCGTCTGATCCAGTTCATGCAACTATCCAGCAACCCAGCAATGGCTCCGTTTATTAAGTTCGACTACGTGCTTCGTGAGATTGCGGCGTCTATGGATCTGGATGAAGACTACATTATGAACGATCCTCGTGAGGCGATGATCCAAGCTAAACTGATGGCGGATATGGCAAAGCTAATGCCTGATGCAGGTCAAGCACCCGCAGGTCCGCCACCAGCGCAAGATCCTACAGGAAATGGCGGCGGTATTATTGCGCCGGGGAATGCGCCAGAGCCGGGAGCCGCAGGGTTCACTGGCGGTGGCGGGGGAGCAAATGGTGGAAATCCGCCACCTCAACCCCCACAAGGTAACCCCGTTCAATGATCGACAAAAAGTTTTATCGCAGAATTCTCATAGCGGTTAACGACCAAAACACCTTCCCGTTAATTCAGGAATACGTCGATGAGCGTATCGAAGTACTTCGAGGTCAGCTTGAGAACTCTAACGATATCGAACGCATTAAAACCATACAAGGCTCCATACAGGAGTTGCGCAGGTTCAAGACACTTCGTGACGAAGTAATCAAAGGGGCAGAATAGCATGTCATCTGTTGACGAACTTTTACAATACAAACGTATATTTGATGAGAAGGGTATGCCTTTCTCTGTTGAAGACGCAGTAGCTGCGGGGTTTGAAGACAGTGTAATTGACGACGCATTATTCCCTACTTCCGAAGGACAACAACACCTGATGGAAGAACGCACTACCGTGCGTGGTAAACCCGCATTTGAAAATATGCGGACAGGCGACTTTTATTCTGAGGTTACTGAGGTTGTCCCAATGGGAGATGGCTTTATGGCCATGCCTACAATCAACCCAGAGACAGGCGAAAATTATGATCGTTCGTACCTAGAGAACTGGTATCTAAGCAACGGCAACGTTGACCCATACTCTGGCGAAAAGATGCCTGTATTCGGTTCCGAAGAAGAAGCACAGAAGTACGCAAAATGGCGTAGTGAAAACCAATTCAACCCAGAACTACTCGACGACAACTATTGGTCCCGTGAAAGCGGATTACCGTTTCCCAATGAGGCTGGCGCTGAGTTGAGTGCAGACCCACAATCGTATCGGGATACGACCCGTAACGCTATGGCGGATGCTTTAGACGGTACTCTTGGATTAGACACATACACTGCAAATAAAATTGCTCGGAGGTTTGTGGGTAATGAAGATTCTAGTATTGACGACGGTGGGATTGCTATCTCTGATTTTACCCCTCTGGGCATGGCTTTCGGTGCCCAAGAAGCCTACCGAGGATACCAGAACGCCAAGTACCGAGGAGATAAACTCGGAATGGGACTTGCGGTGGGCGAAGGTGCCCTCTCTCTCGCAGAAGCAGTCCCGGGAGGAATCTTAGCGTCTAAGTTAGCTCGTACAGGCGCTAAGACACTATTTGACCTAGCTAAACGTATAGAGATAGATCCTAATTCTGTTGGCATGAATGGTGGCAACATTCGATTTAAGAATGTAGATACCAAGGCAATGAATGAGGTAGAGGCAACGCCAGAAGCGGCCACTACATTGATCGAAGAGGCAACCAATCAGGTTGTGCCCGGCCAGCCACCAAAGAAGACAATCCCAGCATTCCGTATATACGACGTAGTACCCGGCACAGGTGTTCGTGCAAAGAATCCACATAACAATCCGCCAACCGTAGGCCGACCATTGTTCGTTAACAAGAACGATCACTTTGAGGAAGGCAAGTGGTACGACGCTAAGTTTGGCGAGATTGATCCTGAGACAGGAAAGGTCAAAGCCTCATTGTCAGGCGGCGTAGCACCTCGCCCCGGATTCCATTCGGCAGAAACGCCCATGTCTACGCATCTGGGTGGTATGGCGATTAAAGGTAAGAAGTCAGTTAACTACCGCAAAGCTACAGAAGTGTGGGCACGAGTTGAATTACCTGACGATGTTCCGTGGCAGGAAGAAGCAAACCGTCGTATGACTACGCTGAAGGACGGATCTCCTGATTTGTCTACCGCCGAGATCACAGACCAGCTTCCTGTAGGCGGTAACTACAAATACAAGACAAACCCAAATATGACGGGTTCTTGGATTATTTCTGGATCAGTTAAGGTTGATAAATTCCTATCTCCAGACGAAGCAAAAGCTATTGCTAAAGAGATGGGTGTAGAAGATCTACCACTACTGCCAGAACTGATTGAGCGTGAAGGCTTGGGTATGGATGACCTAACCAAATCAGCGCAAGAAGAATTAAAACGATATTATCCTGATAAGTACGACGAATTGGTAAACGGTGTTAAGGCTGTGACCGATAGCACACCTGACGCAGGACCAGCGCAAGCAGTGTTGGATATCCGTGCGGCTCAGATGGAGTTGGCCACTAAAGACAGAATACAACCAAGTGGCAAAGACCCTCTATTTGATCTGTCACCCGAAAGCTACGAGAAGACGCTACCTGAACAGAGTGAGACTTATGTTCCACGTCAGCCGTCTGGCACTAATGCACCACTACCTAAAGGTGACCGTGGTCGTGTGGTTAATGAGTCCATTGAGAAGATATCAGACCGTCTATCTGAACGGATGAAGCCGTGGCTAGGTACAGAAGCGCAGTACTTTTATCATACAGGCCCAATTGTGGATAAAGCCCTGAGTATGGGCTACACAAAAGAGCAAGTGTATGAGTGGATGCGTGAGTTTGCGGATGCGTATGCGGCCACTAGCCCACGTACTGAAACCGCACAAAACATCCGTAATGCTACACTGGTGATGACTAAGCGGCATCTGGGCATTGATATAGATGAAATTATCGGGCCGGGTGGCGGCGGTATAAACGAAA